CTCTAAATTCTCTAAACATCGACTCATAGAATGGTTGAAGACAAACCCTGTGCCTATTAATCAGAAAGCTACATACCTATCCAATGCAAGAGAGATTGCTATATCATGTGTGAAGGGCGGTAAAGCAACATTCAACAGCAAGTATGATAAGGGTGTATATGAATACCCCATCTATGGTGGTAAAGACAGATTTCACCCAACACAGAAATCTCTTCCACTATTTGAGGAGTTGATAAAGAAGCATTCCAATGAGGGTGATATTGTGGTAGACCCATATGGTGGCAGTGGCACAACGTATGTTGCATCGATGAATACAAACAGGGTATGCTTGTCAGGTGAACCAGACAAAGAATATTATGATAAGGTGCAATCCCGCATAGATGAATCTATTGGGTTAACGAGGTATATGAATGCAAACGATTGAACGAACAACGCTATCAGAGTTGGTGGGTAATGAACAGTATGCTCGTAAGGTGCTACCATTCATCAAACCAGACTATTTTGGTGACCGCACAGAGCGTATTGTATTTGAAGAGATACAGAAGTTCGTAGAGCGATACAATGCTCTACCTACTAAGTCAACTCTAGAGATAGAGATTGACTCACGCCGTGATTTGAATGAACAAGATATCAAGCGTGTGGTAGACGTTGTTAAGGGGCTAGAGAATGATGATAATGCAAATTTTGAGTGGTTGGTGGAAACAACTGAGAAGTTCTGTAAGGACAAGGCAGTATACAATGCAATTGTGGAAGGCATATCAATTATTGATGGTAAGGATAAGGCGCGAGGTCCAGATGCTATTCCGGGCATTCTCACAGATGCCCTTGCCGTGGGTTTTGATAATTCTGTCGGTCATGATTATCTACTGGACGCTGAAGAGCGGTTCGATTACTACCATACAGTAGAGAAGAAGATACCATTTGATCTGGACTTCTTCAATCGTATCACCAAGGGTGGATTGCCGCCTAAGACGCTCAATATCGCCCTTGCTGGCACTGGTGTGGGCAAGTCGCTGTTCATGTGTCATATGGCAGCAAACTGTATGAACCAAGGTAAGAACGTGCTGTATGTGACCCTAGAGATGGCAGAGGAGCGCATTGCAGAGCGTATTGATGCAAACCTTATGAACGTGTCTATGGAAGACTTACATGATCTACCCAAGTCGATGTATGAGAGCAAGATAGAACAGATACAGAAGAATACAAGTGGACACCTCATTATCAAGGAGTATCCAACTGCATCTGCCCATAGTTCCCATTTTCGTGGGTTGATCAAGGAACTGGCAATCAAGAAGAGTTTCAAACCTGACATCATGTTTATAGACTATCTTAACATATGTGCATCGTCAAGGTATAAGGGGCAATCTAATGTCAATTCTTACATGTATATCAAGTCAATCGCAGAGGAGTTACGAGGACTAGCAGTAGAGACAAATATCCCTATTATGAGTGCCACACAGACGACTCGTTCTGGGTTCTCTAATAGTGACGTAGGGCTAGAGGATACAAGCGAGAGTTTCGGTCTTCCTGCTACTGCTGATTTGATGTTCGCGCTTATCTCTAACGAAGAACTAGATGCAGTCAACCAGATTGCAGTGAAGCAACTCAAGAACCGATATAATGACCCTACTATGAACAAGAGGTTTGTCATAGGCATTGATCGTGCAAAGATGCGTCTCATGGACGTAGGAGAAGACCAGCAGAACGGTATTGTGGATAGCAACCAGACAGAAGAGACAGATGACTTTGTAGAACCGCTATTCGACAAGACAGATTTTGGAAGCGATTGGAAGGTATAATGATTGACAAAGACCATATAATAGCTAATCTTAAAGAAGTATATGATCCAGAGATGGAAGGTATTAACGTATATGATCTAGGGCTAATATACGATATCAAGATTAATGCAGAGGATCAGTGGGTAGAGATCACACATACATTGACATCTGCATTCTGCCCATTCGCAGATCAGATGGTTGCAGATATAACAAAGGCAGGATATGTGCCCGAAGTACTCAACGTAGAAGTGATCACCACATTTGACCCGCCATTCACTATGGACATGGTTCCAGAAGAAACAAAAATGATGATGGGATGGTGATTCACAATAGAGAAAAGGAATAAACACGATGCCCAAAGCAAAATACTCTCCATGCATTAAGGTGTGTGAGCATGACGACGAAGGATACTGTTTGGGATGCCAACGTACAGAAGAAGAAGTAAAGGGTTGGCGTAATAGAACAGAAGAAGACCAACTCTCTGGTATAAAGATGCTACAGGTTAGAAAAATAGATCGGGATTTAAATCGTCTTTATCAGCATAGAGAACAAGGTCAATGACATGAAGAACCCTATAGCAAGGTATCTCATGTGTGCGTATGCATACTATGTAGAGGATAACCCTTTGATACCTGACACAGAATTCGATGAACTGAGTAAGTATATACTGAAGAATTATGAGGCTATTGACCATCCCCATAAGGAGTATATCACCAAAAGTGACCTAGAAGCAGGGACATATCTGGGTCACTATCCTAGTATGATCAAGGGAGCCGTAAAGAGTTATAGAGATGAATTGGTATGCACAGCCAGTTGGTTTCCCTTATGAGTAAGCATAAACACCATATCATACCAGTATATCATTGTAAGGAGTTAGGTATAGACCCTGACTTTGATGAGAACTATGTGATGGTGGATAGACTAGATCATGCCCGTATTCATTGGGGATATAAGTGTGATGACCTAGAGCCACTATTTGAGTATATCACACCAGCACAATGGATAATAGACCTTATTCCTAGAGGAGACAATAGGGATGTAGGTGCAGCAGTTCTTACCGCAAAGGGTGAACTGGATGAAGTAGATATGTCTGGTGAGAATAATCCATATTGGAGGGGTGGTGTTTCATATGATATGAAGGAATATCAGAAGGCATATCATAAGGAATATAAACAATCACCAAAATATCTGGCATATGTACAATCACCAGAACGTAAGGCATATCAGAAGGAATATGATAAGAAACGAACCCAAACACCAGAGCGTAAGGCATATGTGAAGGCATATTATAAGGAATATGATAAGAAACGAAGTCAAACACCAGAGCGTAAGGCATATATGAAGAAATATCATAAGGAATATGATAAGGCATATCAGAAGGCATACTATGCTAGAAAGAAAGCAGAGGCACAGGGAGAGGGTACGCTAGAGGCGTTTCTGAAGGAATGTGAATATGACTAATCTTTGTGATTTTATGGAAGGTGAGGAAGAACCAGAAGTAAAGTATAAAAAATGTATAAAATGTAAGCAAGATAAACCATTAACTTCATACTCAAATGCTGGTGGGGGTAACTATAAGAGAACTGAATGTATTGCCTGTGGGGGCAAATTACAAAGAGAGAGAAATAAATTAAGAAAAATACATGGAATGCCACCTATAGATTATATCTGTCCTTTATGTCATAGAGGGGAAGATGAGGTAGGAGGAGCAGGTGGTCTTACCAGTGGTACATGGTGTATAGACCATAATCATCAAACAAATGAATTTCGTGGGTGGTTATGCCATCATTGTAATCGTACATTAGGTATGTTTAGAGACGATATATCACTACTAAAGAGGGCAATATCATACCTCTCAGGGGAGACGCGGAAAGAATAGACCATGATTACCCATAATAACCCATAAATGCCCAATATATAAAAAGGTATAAAAAAACATAGTCCTGATGTGATTAAAGTCTCCAATCACACGGGATTTTTTTTGATTTATTCTCAGATTTATTGCAGAAAGTACTTGACAATGCCTTGACAATGGGGTATACTCTGTATGTAGGATGGTTGATAAGACATAAAGGACTAACGAATGACCACAGAAGAATATAAAGAGATGTATAGAGAGAACTGCTTCGAGGGTGGTTTCGCCTTGTCCTCAGAGGGGTTCGCAGAGTTTGTTGCTTGGCGTAAGAATGTTGAAAAATACTTTGATAATATGAAAGATTCTGCTTGACATTACCCTCTGCGTATGGTACTATTAGATAATGGAGAGAGACTTCTGGAGTGGGAACCACCCACTAGGGCATATGCCACTGCTAGTCTCTCCCATGTAGGAGACTG